TGTTTGTGTAAATGGATATGGTTCTTTATCTTCTTGTAAGATATTGAATTTTACTACTACACCACTAGCACCATTTTTAGATTGAGTACCGTACGCATATACAACTTCTGCACGATAAATACCAGATTCAAGTGGTTTATAACCTCCGCCAATACGGTCGGATTTTTCATTCATTGCTTCTCGGTTTGTTTTTAAATTTCCAAACATACTTTTTTCCTTTTGTTAATTAACGTTAATTAAATTTTTTCTTGTTCATAATAATCATCGAGATAATCAAGTAATACTTGTACATCATTATCAATGAAAATTAAGCCATCTTCCCATAGACCCATAGGACTACGGATTTCTGAGTTTGCATACTCTTTTGTTACTTCCACTTGGAATACATATTTAAAGCCATTAGCTTTGTCTTTTTCTGTAATATGCAATAAATCAGGGTTAATAACAGTTTTTTCAATTTCTTTTAATTTAACTTTTCGTGCATACATTACAACATTAAAGTACGCAGCTACGCCTGAACGTGCTACTGCACCTTTAATTGGTACATAGTAACGAAATTCCATTTCATTAACTGGTTCTTGAGCTTGATGCCCAATAATAATCCAATTCTTTTTAGAGCGTTGGACTACTTCCTGCATAATCTGTTTAAAAAATTGCTGATAGTTAGACCATCCTTGCATGGTATTAACTGAACCAAGTACATGCTGTGATTCGTACATTTCCATTAAGAAATCAATACTGTCGATAACAATGGTATGAATATCATCCATTTCTTCAACAGCATTAAAGTATTCAAATACATCATTAGGGTCTTCTAAACCGCCAGTAGGTTTTTTGAATTTATTTCCTGCTTTAAATGGCAGGGATTTACCTGCCTCACAATTCAAGAAAAATACACCTTCTGGCTTACGAATATTTCGTAAAGAAGCTGTTTTACCACAAGCAGGTTGCCCTGCAATTAGCACTAAATTTTTAGGCATTGTCTTTCTCCGTGTATCGGTTTTTGATTGAAGTGAATACTGTTGTTTCTAATTCAGTTGGTTCTAATGGATTAGGAATTTTATTATTAAGTTCAAATAACTTAGTAAGAATTTCACTAGGTGTAAATCCATTATCTAATAACATAAAACCATATTTTGCATAAGTATTATTTCTATTGCCCTCAGACATTTCATTTGCGAACCAACGTTCAATAGCAGATAAGTTATGTAATGTTGCTTGTGAACTTTGATATGCTTTTTCACGGGATGTTCGTGGAATAAATGGTAATACATCAAATAACTTACCTTCATTATGATAGATAGTAGTATTTGTAGTACAAGACCATTTACGGCTACGTTGGAATGTTTGTTCATCTGTTTCAAATGGACACCATTGACCTACGTTTTTCATGAATTGTTTATATTCATCTGAATTAAGTTTTAGAACATAATTTGTTGGAATAATGATTCTAAATCTATCTGCACAATTACCGTTTTCATCTGTAATTTGATGACGTTTAGTAGTGTGAATAATATATTTGTAGTCTTTTAATAGTGTTTGTACTGTCTGTAATGAAATACCTCCATCAACATCTAATACAATAGTATTAAAGCCTTCAATCATATCTTTTTCTGAACGATGTCCATCTTTACAATGATGATTAGTCCAGTTGTAATCACCTTCAGGCAATAGTTTATCAAACTCTTTCCATGAAATTTCTACGTTTTCATAGCCATTAGCGAAATCATCTGAATAAGCACAAATAATACGGTCTAAATCAGTTTCTTTAAGACTTTCTCCAGTAAATAGTTCTATATTATCTCTGAATGTTTTCTTAATTAAAATATTGTTTCCGTAACCGTATGCAATAGCTAAATTCATCATTTCAGCTTTAGCATTATTAGAACCTTTATAGAATGGAAGGTTAGTAGTTAAATCTACTTGAGTAACTTCTTTTCCATCTAATGAGCCAATGTATTTAGCTAGGCGTTCATATGGTTTTTCACGTTCTAACATTTGTTTTAATGAATCACCACTATCTTCTGCAAATCGAATAGCTTGATGTAAATCATCAAGATTCATTAATAAACCACCTCGTAAGAAACAATATGTACCTGCTAATTTAAGAGCTTTAAAGTATCTATGAGCAAGTTCTGCTTTATATACTTCTTGATGGTCAGGAAGTAAGCTAGATCTTTTTTCACAATCAATACGATAAGCTAATAACTCTATTGCTACTGGTTCTGGAACTTCAATTTCTGAACCAATAAGAGCAGCTTGGCATAACTTCTGCATTTTAATTGAAATGTTTTGTAATTCAGCCTCTTGGTTCACTGCTGTTAAGCGTTTATACAAAGATTCAGGTGTTTCTTCTGTAATACCAGTTATTTTATCTGAACTAGCAAAGAAACTTCTTCGTGCATAACCTGCCTCTAACAGTTCAAAGAATTTATCTTCAGTAGCACCTCCATCTAATAATTTAGATGGTGTACCGAACATTAATAGATTGGCTGGTGTCTTACCAATGAGTTCTTGATAACGTGTTTGTGTATCGGTATTTTTGGTAAGTTTATCTTTAATTAAACCTTTATCGTACAACTCTAAGAAAGCAATCAATGGTTCATAGTTTTTGTCTAAGTTGAATCCAACTTCATCAATAAGTAAGTTAATACAGCCTGCTTTTGCTAATATCAATTTATTTCTAAATTGTTTAATAGCTGGTGTAGTAGCTTCACTAAATGAAAATTTAAATGCACCATAAGATTTAAATTCTTTTTCTAAACGTTCTTCTGCCTCTGTCTGGGAAATACCCAAATAGTTCATACGTTTAATAGCCTCTAAATCTATCTGAGTTTTAGCGTATTTAGGGAATACTTCTTGAGTAAAACGTTCTCTAAATTTTCCTAATACTTGTTCTTCAAGTAAGTTCGTTGAGAAACCTTTACCAACACCTGAACCAGCAAGTGAAACTGCATACATGTTGATAGGTATTGTTCCAGTAATAGGCGAAGATACTTTAATGTTTAACATTGAAGGAACTAAAGATAAGAAATAATTAGCCTGCAATCTAAAGAATGTAGGATTACTATTCTGTGTCTTATTCTTTAATATATCTACAATGCTTTCTACTAATGGGTTGTATGTGTAAGTTGAATAGTCCATATATCCTCTGAAAATAAAGGGGATTATGAAATCCCCAATGTTTTAGTATGTGAAGTGGTCTTCATTTGTTCCACTTCTATTGGATTGCAGAATGGGCACATAAATGGATCTGGTTTGACTTCAATAACTTCACCTTGATAACCATTTTTAGCTCTAAAAGCTAATGCTTCATTCATATTAGAAAAGTTTTTAGTTGCACGTTTACCTTCTTCAAAACCAGTTTTGTAGTATTTAAACGTACTAGGTTTAGAGAATAATTCTTTAGGTGTACAGCAAGGTATTTGTTCTAAAGGACTATTCCAGTATTTAGAAAGTGTTTTAAGTTTGTTTCTTAACCATGCCTCTGTGTCAGCTAATGACCATAACTTATATTGTTTAAAGTAACATTTTGCTGGTGGATAATCTGGATTAATGGTTGAATCTAATTTTTTCCAATCAGTAAATACAAAATTAATAGTAATAGTGTCTTTAGTAATTATAGTAGGGTTTAACCATCTATAAATACTACCTTGCATAATGTATTTTTCATCATTACAACCACTAGTCCATGAATAAGTGCTAGTAGTTTTAAGGTCATGTAATTCCCCATCAATAATGATGTCAAATTGCCCAGATACCATAAAACCTTCTAGCTCTTTATAAGCACGTTGCTCTAAATATACTGGAATTTGCTCTGGTTCAACTGTTTCAGGGTTAATTACAATTTTATCTATAACATTTTCAGGATAACCTAAATCTGTTAAGGCTTTTCTGTAATTATTAAGCCATGCTTGTTCTAAAGAACTATGCATTGCTGTACCCATTCGTGAAGCAATAAATTCTTGTACATCTGGATAAATAGGTTCACCTGTTGGTTCAGGAATAAGACTTGGGTCAAATTGTTCAGGATACATTGCTCGTCTTGAACCAATAATATAACGAGGGGATTTTAATAAAGTTGTTGTACTGAGTTCATTTGCATACTTAGCGTATTTATATTCATCAGTGGCTAACCATACTGCTAAAGGTAATGGTAAGTTTGTTTGATTTAGAAGCATATTATTCTTGCTCTTGGGAATGGTTTGAATCTAAATAATTAATAATTTCACGATGCTCTCTTTCTAGAATAGCAATACGTTTCTCTAAGTTAATAATTTCAGATTCTAATTGTTTTTTACGTTTAAGCATTTGCTTTTCGTTAGGTTTACCCATTTTTATTCTCGGATTCAGGTGGAAAAGGGATACCCAATTTATCAAACACTTCATCTTCAAGCAAGAAAAATGGAAAACCTTCTTCATTAAAAATATCTTTAGCTACTTGTCTTTTTAGCCAAGCAAATTTACCTGTACGATAAACATCTTTAAGAGCTACATGACCATCTTTTGCTGAGGATTTTTCTGGGTCAATACCAATTAAAGCTACCCAACCTTCATCAATTTTGGCTTGGCATTCTTTACATGGTTCAGAAAAACCTGTTACTTTACTGTGCATTTCTTTTACACGGTCTGCATGAGCTTTTGTAAGAGTAGTATTTAATACAATTTGATAATCTGTTTCTGTACAACAAATTGGACAAATTGAATGTGTTAATGCTGTTTCTAAGTGATTTTGCATTATTGATGTTCCTCTACTAAGGTAATAAGTTGTTCCTCATTACATTCTTCTGGAAGAGTGATTGGATGAGACCAGTCTGGATAAAATAAATCTAAGTTTCCGTGTAGATGCACTGTATCATGAGCAATATTAGGATGTTCTTGCCATGAAGCAGCTTTAACGCATAATCTATTAAGTGTTTCGATAGTACTAATATCATTTTTAACTAAGTAATAACAACAATCGTGCACTTTACCTACTGGTAAAATGTCTTCTTCTAAACCTAATAGTTTAACTTGAGTTAATACTTCATTCATGGCTCTATCATTTAACATTCCCCAGCCTTGTCCTAGAGCATTTCCTGCTGTTCTAGCTTCTGCTTGTCCTATAGACGTGTTAGGTAATTTAGATAAAACAGGTGTTCTAACTTTTAATCCAAAAGCTACTGAAACATATCCATCTTTCTGAGCTTGGTCTAGTTTAGCTTGTTTCCACTCATCAGATACTGCATACATTTCATGGTATGCTTTTTCTATACGTTTAGCCTCTTCTTCACTAAAACCGCAGTTGTTCATAAGAGTTAGATAAGTACCGAAGTAATTCAAGGCAAAACTTAGTTAAGGTGCTTTTGATTTTTGACGTAGATGCTTATAGTCAGAAGGAATGGTATTTATTCTTTCTACGTTATAAGTATCAGCACTGATAATAGAAATATCATCAATGTCCTCGTCAATAATCAAAAGCGTATCCTCCGTTTTAGGCAGATTTTGCATGTAATCTCCGTTGTTTAGTGATAACTCTTTTGCAAGGTGTACATACACCTTTCCATCCATTTCTTAGGCATTTAGATGTAACATCTACTGTAAAAGTCTGATTACAATTTTCACATATAAAAGTAACCATACCATTATGTAAACCTTTAAATCTGTTACCTAGTAGCGTATTTAAACGTGCAACAGCTTTATCTTGCATAATTTTTCCGCCTTTTTTACCGCCAGCGGAACATATAGATAATTTCTTATTAGTATTTCTAGTAAAAGACCGTTTTATGTTTTCACTAGCAGATACCCACTCTAAATTAGCTATATTGTTATTTAAACCATTATTATCTAAATGATCTACTTGTAGCTCATTATCTATTGGTTTAAATGCTTTCATAACTAACTGGTGTACTTGAAAGTAAAATTTCTTACCATCTTTACTAAGAGATACTCTAGCATAAGAAGTAAAATTTCTTTTAGTAATTGAAACAGTTAGTAATTGCCCGTTCTGATTACGAACTAATCCTGTGTCAGATACTTCATAGTGTTCAAATTCAGGAATTTGTTTCCATGTAGTTAAAGTATGAAAAGCATTACTGATGTAATTTTTTACTTCAGTTTGTCTAGATACACCATTATTTCTTGCAACGTGCTGTTGTCTCACTGTAGATAAATATTTATCTAATTCATCTAAGTTAGTAGCAACACGTTTTAATTTAGTAGTGAAAAATGGTAAACCGTATTCAGCCTCTTTAGCTAAAGCAGTTAAAGACTCCCCTTTATAAAATCTATTTAAAAAGATTATCCAATCATCTAAGTTATACTTTGTTGATTTGCTCATAAAGTTGTTTCCCTGTCAAAATGTTACCTTTATATTGAATTAAATCTGTTGCTTTAAAGACAATATACTTAGTTCCTACTTTTGCAGAATAACATACATCATTTTCGTCAGCAAGGGTTAAACCCTCTTTTGCGAAAAAATCTTTCCAATAGTACCAAGCTCTAAAGCTATGAGAATCGTACCCTTTCAAATAAATATTTAATTTATTTGGGTCTTTGGTTTGTAAAGCGTCTACATAGTCTTCTAATGCATTAAAGTCTATTCCGCAATAAATCCATTCATTTGTACTTTTAAAGCACTTCTTAATTGGCTTAGCGAATCTAGAGCCAGTAGCAGGAAGATTTTGTAAATTCGGGTTGCTTGATGCTAATCGTCCGCTAACAGTTGAACCAAGATTGTAATAACCTAACAAATGAGCATTACCGTACTTATCTAT